TTCAAACTCTGTAAAGGCAGCACCCTCTGTAATATCCCAATTGCCTTCCAAGAGTTGTCTTCTTTGTACATCTGGTAAGGCTTCCAGCATTTGTTGATAACGTCCGTCTGTTGCTAGATACGGATTGTCATCGAGCCTTGCTGGAATAAACTTTCGAGTTAAGCCATCAGCTCCCTCGAAAGAGTCGTTGGGTGGTGCAGGACTGAGATACCGCTTCTTTACCCAATGTGCGCCTACACCTCCGGGGTTAGCTGTACAACGAAGATATGGTGTAATCTCTGAGTCCGTTGTACGCAACCGTGATGCTAAGTAGTTCCAAGCAAACTCTGTTGGTAGGTGAGTGATTTCATCAAACCCTATCCATGAGTAGGCTTGGCCTTGGTAGCGGTAAACATCGGCATCACGTTCTAAAAAGCCGAACTCTACTTTTGCACCACTTGGAAAATTCCAAAGTTTTTCTACCTCTCGAAACTTACAGCCTTGAAATGCCTGTGGATATAACTCACGGGACTTGTCTATAAGTTCTCGTAATTCGGGCATGGAACGTCTTAATATTAAAGCCCGATGAGCCGCACGGTGTGCGTACCTCAAAGGGTCTACTAACATCGCGTAAGACTTTCCTCCCCCTGCTGCTCCACCGTAGAGTACATCTATTTCGGGTGCAGCTAAAAATTCTGTTTGTGGCCCGTCATTGGGCTTAAACAAAATGTTATTATTAACTTCCTCCTTTACTACTGGAGGAACATCATCAATAACATCTGTTGTTGTAACTCGATTAGTTCCTTTATTATCGAGTTTGTTTAAAAGGGCTTTAGAGTTTTTTAGTGAAGCTTTCTGTCGTTGCAGTTTTGATTCGACAGCTTCCACCCTTCTTCGCTTATTTCTAACAGAACGCTCGGCTTGCATACGAGCTTTTGTTGTTGAGCTGTAGTTGTATCCTCTGCCCTTTGAACCCTTTGCCCTGCCAGACTTTTTACGAGGCGTTCCATCCTTTTTAAGTATAAAACATCCTGAAGCATCTGTAGCATATTTCTCTGGAAACATTTCCCAATCATGTTCTGTACCTTTCTCTGATGACATTTTTTAATCCTTGATGACTAATGGTGCGCCCTGTCTTATAGGTAATCCATGCTGCTCCATCTCGTAGTGATATGGACTTATCAGCCAACAGTGATTGAATCTTATCCAGTGCTTCCAACTCTTCTGGAACCTCTTCGAGTTCTTTGGAGTCTTCTGTACTTGGTTTATATCCAAAAGGAGTTTTACCGAGCTTCGGCCTCAATGACTATCTCCTCTTTTGCTGGTAGTATAAACACTCCTCCTGATACTTCATGTTTTACATCGAGCGTATCTTTCTTTCCTAAGCCTACACGGTCTAGGATAGTTTGAGCTGCTTGTACTCTCATGTTAGCTTGAGGTATAGGTTCGTTAGATTCCATTACATCTACTAACTTTTGAGCTGCTTGCGGTGCAGACTGAGCAAGAATGTTTGAAGCCATGTCTATAATTTCTGATTTTAGTGCTTTCACTACTTGCCAGTGACTAGAATAACCTGCAAGCTCCGCAGACTTTTTAGGATCACCCCCTGTTAGCATTAAGTTATCAAGGAAACTCTGCTGTTTAGTCGTTAATTGTTTGTTATTCTTATTCATGTCTATCTATTATAGGTCTGTATTTCGGATCTGTCAAGTAGTTAGTGAAAAAAAAGCTTGACAAATGTAAAATACGACCCTATAATGTGGGGTAACACCACCGAGGTTTAAACATATACCTAGTGTACTCTAGAATCCCGACCAAAATATATGGAAACACCACACGACTTAAAAACAAAACCACCTATACGTGATGATTATCATGCTTCTTTTAACGATAAGCAAGAAGTAGCAGGTATTCGTGGCTTTGCTGACGAAATGAAACCCCAAAGAGTAGCCGGAATCCGTGGTTACTCTGAAACCCCGCCTAAAACTCCTCTCATTGCAAGCACTTCAGAGCTTCTGGAGTCACATCCTCCACTCTTACCACAATCCCATACTAAGGCTATTAAGGCTTACGAAGATATTCTGCGTCTTGCCTAAACAATCCTCCCCCTAATAGAGAGCGTTAAGCATTATGACCCCCTATTAGGGGTCTCTGGAGTCTTGGTGGCTACTTTACAACTCAAACCTGCTTAAATTGTATGTGATTTAGTATATATAGGGGGTAGGGGTGGGTGGTTCCTGCCTACAGGCTATGCTGCAACGCACAACACCACTATTATACGGGTCGTGACTCTACAGTTTTTTTACAGATTCTGTAATCTATGCTGCAACGCACAACACCATTATTATATAGGCGTAATACGCAAGAAAAACTTTAGAGTTTTTAAGGTTTTCAGAGTCGCGCACTTTGCGAGACTTTGGAACCTCTAGAAACTCTAGAATAATCCTTTCAAGTTTACAGAATCTGTGGAGTCTCTAGAGTTTTTAAAAAACTACAATTTTAAAATAATAACTCTGAAAATTATGAAGTTATCCAATAATCTACCAACTCCAAAACCCTTTAGAATAGCTTATAACTTGGCATGATTTATGCTATAGCAAATACCGTACCAAAACCCTTAAATCAACGTAAATAGTTCACTAGGGTCGTTATAGCACTTTTAAAACATCGCCTCTTAGAACGCCTCTTTGAGGCCTTCTCGCGTATCGCATTTTCCTAAAAACTACCCCTTTATTCTATTTTATTATACTCTTATAACTACTATTCTCTAGCATATATCGTGCCAGTTTTTAGGGTTTCTTTAGAATTTTTTGAAATTTTCTTATGCTAACACGATATAGAAAAAAGAACCTACAGATTCTGTAAGGTTTGACTCTATTTGCTTTTTGTTATCTAATTCATATAGGCGTTATGCCATGATGAAAAAAACTAATTAAATATGAGGATTTTAAAATGACTAACTTAACTAATGAAGCTTTCACTAAAACTATTAAAGATTACCTCGGAGCTGTTACAAAATTAGAAAACACTTCTAATTTAGCCGGTCGAGATATTCGGATAGCGTACAGCCAAGGAAATCTCGAAACTTTCCTGAATCCTATAGTCGCGAAACTGGATGGTTCAAAGTATCCCGAAAAGGTTAAAGCTTTGCGCTCCATGATTATGGCCAACACTGATAACAAGGTAACTCTAGGACGTTTAGAAGATAAGGGTTTCGAAGTCTCGCAAGCTACTCAAACGCGACAACGTGATATCAAGGCTAGTAGCATTGAAAAGCAATTAGAAGCTATTCAAGAAAAATTGCCTAAATGTTCGACTCTCTCACTAGAAGAACAAGCTAACATCAGCGAATATATGAGACTAGCTCAAAATATTTTGAAGGTTAACGACAACGCCCAAAAAGATGCTAAGAAGAACGCTAATAAAAATGGTAAGTAGTGGGTAGGGTAAAGGTTATTGGGGCGCTTATAGCGTCTCTTTAACCCTTTAGAGGGCATTCTAACAAGTGTCTTCTAAAGGGTTAAAGAAACCCTAAAGTCTTACAGAATCTGTAAGGTAATTTTAAAACTGATAGAGGATTAAAAAATGAGATTTAATAAACGGCCAGTGATAACTGGTAACGACTACAGAAAACTAAGAAAAGTTAATGATATTCTACAAGAATCTGAGAAGCATAAATACCACTACTTTAATGATTGCATTAAAAATCCCGCAATTATTGGGCTGTACAATAAAGAGATAAAAAACAAGCGCGATAAATTCTGGCATTTTCGAGAAGATATATTAACAAAAAGAGGGTTTTATTCGTGGGATAATAGAGCGCAATATAAAAGGCGCGATAGAGCATTACGAAGATTTTATAAAAGTTTATAGAAGCTTACAGAATCTGTAAGGTAATTTGAAAACTGATAGAGGATTAAAAGAATGGATATTAAAGAATTGAATTTACCCTTACTCGATAAGGAAACGCTCATCAAATTATTAACAAGTATTGACTCGGAAAATTCGAGACTGTTTGAGACAGTCGAGAATCTGCGAATTGATAACAGAGAATTAAAGAATACTGTAGCCGATATTAAAGAATTTGTTTCTGATTCTTATGGTGTTAGAATCCTTCACGCTCAAAACTCTCGCGAGTTAATAGCTACGGCAATTCATGAACCATATAGTTCTGTAAGGTAGGCTTACAGATTCTGTAAGAAATTATTAAACTGATAGGAGTATTAGAAAATGAAGCACTGGATAATCGAAGATAGTTGCGGTGAACCCGTAAGAATTGAATGGAACGGACAGGCTACTTTTAACTTGCAGTCTAGAATCTATGGTGAATGGACAGACTATCATTGTTTTACCTGCTACGGAATAAATGATGATGCGACCGCATTATCTTTTGCACTTGAAGTATACGCGAATGAAGAAAAAAGAGGGGATGTAGATTATGCCGAAACTACGCCTTATTTTGAGGAATGGTATCAAGCAATGGAATCATATAATACTGGAGGAGTTGAATAATGATAGATAATCATCTAGGATATAAAGAAGTTATTGAATCACAAGAAATTGATGATGAGGTAGTGTTTAAAATTAAAATAAAAGATATTAGAAAAGGTGAACTATTCAAAAAGAAACCAGAATCAAAAACTATTTATGAGCGTTTGGATTACGATAGGCATGAAAGAAAATACGAAACAGCACACGTTAGTGGTAATAATTTTTATTACCTGAAAGGTACGGCAGAAGTTTGGGTAGGGTTTAGTTATTAAAGTTTTACAGAATCTGTAAGGAGTTTTAAAATGGCGAAGAGTTACATAGATAAAAAGGGTAAAAGAGTTTACAAGAAACGTAAACAAAAACCAGTTAAGGTTTTTCATAAGGGTACAATGGAAGAATTTATTGACGAGTATGGGAACACTAAGGTATATATAACTTTTCCATATTGGGAAACTTTACAGAATCTGTAAGGATTTGACAGGGTAAAAACAAAAGTATAATATTAGATAAACTTAACACGAGGATTCAGAAAATGATTTTATACGAGGGTAAAAGTAAATTAGATGGTGAAAATATAGTGGTTGTTTTAACTGGACTAGAACGAAAGTCTAACAATCCTAAAACTGGCGATATGCTACAGACTTTTATAATGAGACAAGACATAGCACCTAATGAGGCATTAAAAACTGGTGACGATTATTCAGTTTGTGGTGATTGTAAACACCGACCTATAAACAAAGGCAAGTGCTATGTAAACGTATGGCAAGCACCGCTTCAAGTATGGAAAAAATATAAGCGTGGTGGATATGATAAGCCTAGCGAATCTCAAATAAGAGAGGCGGTAACTGGTAGAATGGTGCGACTCGGTGCATATGGCGATCCAATGGCTGTACCTATGAGAGTTTGGACTAATGTTATTAAGACGGCTAAAGGTCACACTGGATATACTCACCAGTGGGATATGTTCAGTACGAATAATGGTAAGTGGCAAGCCTTAGTCATGGCAAGTGCTGACACGCCAGAAGAAGCTCGTCACGCTAGACAAAAAGGTTTTAGGTATTTCAGAGTAATGCCAAAAAATACACCGCTAAAAGATTTAGAAGATATTATAAAACAAGCCGAGGTGCTTTGCCCCGCAAGTAAAGAGGCGGGAGAAAAAACACAGTGTGCCAAGTGTAAGCTATGCTCTGGCACTACGTCTAAATCTTGGAAATCAATTGCAATTGTACAACACTAACAAGGTATGTTAATATGATAAACTTGGAGAGTATAGACATGACGCTGTTAGGTTACAGCATCATAATAATCGGTGGACTAATAGCAATGTACTTGGAGGAAAGACAATGAACGAAAACTTATTAGAGTTTATAGAAGAAAACATAACGGAAATTAATTTAGACTTTACAGATTCTGTAAGCGAGGGAGTAGATTATGAATGAGTATGATGAACTATTTGAAAGGTACTGTGACTTTCTGGGTGACTTAGACGGTGAGGCATGGTATACTTTTGAGGACTGGTATGATATATTTGTGGAGGAATCAGATAATGTTTAGAATCACAACAGTAGCGAAAGAGTATGGAGAAGACGAGGGTCTGGGCATCTTAGTATACTTCAAGGACGCTTGCCTTGATGTAAGCATTAGGGAGGACTCACGCTGGTACGTAGGGCATGAAACACCTAACGAATTCGGCTCAGGTTTTATGGTTAAGTTAGGTAAATTTTGTATGGAATATACTGGAGGTATTGAGTAATGATAGATAAAAACAATAGCGTTTATATGGATAATAGTTGGGACAACAGCAAACGATATGAGGTCTTGACTGAATCTTTGCAAAGGATTTTAGATTACATAACTCCTTCAGAGTTTCACCACTACTGCGAGGCATCGGTAGAGGAGCGAGCTGAACATATCTACAATGACCTTGAGTTAGTACAGAATTATGTAGCCACAAGGGAGGAGGACTTTGCCTTTGAGCAAACGCAACCACATAAAGACCCACGACAGAAGGAGTTATTTTAATGAGAACAATTTACTTGCATGAGTTTGATAGACGGGATACTGTAACGCTATTAGACATTATTAACGGATACTTGATAGAAGAAGGGATTGTGCCTAAATCTTTTAACTTTCACATTCATGTAGAAGTTGTGGAGGAAGACACATGAATATTAATTTAAAACATTTAGCAAAAGATTTCTGGGCTGGCTTCTGCAAGGGCGTGAAACCCTCGCCAGAGCTTGAGCAAGTAGTCAAGGAAAACTGTGGTTTACTTTTAACTTGCCTTGTGGTAATCTTATTAGGACTGGTAGCACTTAGCCAGTATTTTATAGTAGCATTAGATTTATTTTATTGAGGTTTTTAAAATGAGAAAACAAGTAGGAACTCCAGAGATTCTAAAAAAATCTCACGCTCACAGTAGTTCTAAAGACTATACAAAGTCTAAAAGAACTAAAGATAAGAGAGATTTAAGAAAAGATTTAAGACACTTAAAAGAAAAATAATAAGATATATTTAATGTTTGTTTTAAAAAAACTCAGGAGTTATCCTAGCATACTTTGTTGTTAAAGTCAAGAGGAGTTAATAGTTATGAGGAAGATAGGCCAAGTTAGCCGCGAGGATTATCTACCATTTATGTTAGATATTCACTACGCAGGGCGTTCACCTAGTGTTAGTTATGCCTATGGTTTATTCATAGATGATAAGCTAGAAGGAATCGTAAGCTACGGTACGCCGCCTAGTTCTACATTACGGAGAGGCGTGGCAGGGGATAAGTATATCCCAGATATTTTAGAGTTAAATCGTCTGGTGCTACAGTCTAATAATAAAAACGATAGCTCATGGCTCATTGGAAATAGCCTTAAGTTACTACCGAAAAATAAAATAGTAGTGAGCTATGCCGACACTAGCCAAGACCATGTTGGTTACGTCTATCAGGCTACTAACTTTATTTATACTGGACTGTCTGCCAAGCGTACTGATTGGAAGGTACGTGGAAAGGAACATCTACATAGTCAAAGTATTATAGATGAGTTTCGAGGACAACCTAATAGAAGTAAATGCTTACGCGAAAAATATGGTGATGATTTCTACACTGTAGATAGACCCCGAAAGCATAGATATATTTTTATAACAGGCTCAAAGACTTATCGCAAGGAGGTATTAAGAGATTTAAAATATAAAATACAACCCTATCCAAAGGGTGATAAAGAATCTTACAGAATCTGTAAGGACTTGACAAACGATAAACAATCGTGTATAGTGTACACATAATTAAATAAACTTAACGAGGAACGATATGACTATTTTAAACTTTAAGAAAACATTTTCTAACGCACAGCACATGAACCCAATACGAGCTAACGGTTACGGTGATGCTGACTTCACAGTTGCTAAGGCACAGGTAAAGTACGAGACTAAAGCAGGGACTCAAGCGTTTCCTACGAAAGATGTTTACTATCGTACTGATACTGGTGAGCCTATTGCGATTCATGGTAAACGATACAAGGCAGTTCAGTATCCTGACATGATAGACAAGACTCGTGATATGCTGGAACGCTCAGACCTTAACTGTGCAGACATTAAAGAATCTATACAGGTATCGCCCAACGGTGGAATGTGTGCGGTCAAGTACACACTACCTGCTACAAGTTTCAAGACACCCGATGGGGATACGATAAGTGCTACCGTCCTGATTATCAATAGCTTTACAGGCGTGTGGTCTTTTGATATGTCTATCGGTGGAGAGCAGAGTGCCTGTCTCAATGGACAAGTGTTTGTTTCAAACCTAGCAAACAAGTACAAGTCTCGACACACTAATCAGCTTAACATTGATGCAGGAATTCGTATGTTAGCCAAGACCGCTAACATACTTGAGAATGAGATTGACCTGTGGCACAGTATGTACAGTAAAGAAGTAGGTAGGATAGATACAGCGAGAGCCTTTACGTTAGCCGCTAACTATACTGGCGATATCAATGAGTTACTAC